GCAACCGGCAAAAACGCCGTGGTGGCCGCGGCCGCAACCGTGCGCGAAGTCATGCTGGGGGAGGGTGGCTGCGCCGCAATTGCGTACCACGATGGCACACGAACCCGCTTTGCCCTGGCGTATGTGGGCGAAAACGGTATCGAGGCCGGCGTGAAGTATCGCCTCAATGACCAGCACCAGTTTGAGGCTGTCATTGATGACCAGGAAGAAGAGGAGGCGGCATGACTGCAATTTCGCGCGACGAATGGCTCGCACTGCGCAACACCGGCATCGGCGGCAGCGACGCCGGCACGGTGCTGGGCGTGAACCCATACAAAACCGCGTATCAGCTCTATCTGGAAAAGCGCGGTGAGCTCCAGCCGGAAGACATCGACGACAAAGAGGCGGTGATCGCTGGCCGCGACCTCGAAGACTACGTCGCCCAGCGTTACAGCCGGCGCACCGGCCTGAAGGTCGAGCGCTGCAACACCATGCTGCGCCATCAGGAGCACCCGTTTGTGCTGGGCAATCTTGACCGGCTGGTATGGGAGGGCGACAAGCGCCCGCAGCACCGCGGCGAGATCCGCACGCGGCATTTGCTGGAGTGTAAGACCGCCCTCGGTCGTTTCATCGACAAGTCGGCATGGGGGCCTGATGGCACCGACGAAGTGCCCATGACCTACCTCGTGCAGTGCCAGCACTACATGGCGGTGACCGGCGCCGAGTTGTGTGACCTCGCTGTGCTGATGTCCGGCCCGGAGTTCCGCCTCTATCACATCCGGCGGGATAACGAGCTGATCGCGGAGCTGATCGCCCGCGAAGCCGAGTTCTGGCAGCGCGTTCAGACGGGCAAAGCGCCTGAACTGGATTGCGACCACGCGACCACGCCCGACCTGCTGGCCAGGCTCTACCCGGGGACGAACGGCGAGGAAATAGCCCTGCCGGACAGCGCCACTCACTGGAAAGCCGTCATGGACGAGGCGAACGAGCAGAAAAAGCTGTACGAGGCCGTCGCCACCGGTGCAAAGAACCACTTGCTTGAGCTGATGGGCAATGCTGCCGTCGGCAAGCTTCCGGACGGCTCGCAGTTCACCCGCAAGGCGATCTCCCGCGGTTCATACACCGTTGACGCCGTGACCTATATCGATTTCCGCCACAAGAAGGCGAAGGAACAAGCAGCATGAGCGCACTGATTGAACACGAGGCCGTCACCGATGTGCCGGCGTTTCATGGCCACCAGACGTCCACCTCTGCGCTGGTGCTGGACGATGGCAGCATCGACCGCATGATGCGGGTTGCCGAGATCATGGCCAGCGGCAAGGCCACCGTTCCCCAGCATCTCCGGAACAATCCCGGCGATTGCCTAGCGGTTGTGATGCAAGCTATGCAGTGGCGAATGAATCCGTTCGCCGTCGCGCAAAAAACCCATCTCGTGAATGGCACCCTAGGCTACGAGGCGCAACTTGTGAATGCAGTTGTTTCTTCCTCCCCGCTTTTGCATACCCGTATCAGCTACAGCTGGGGTGGAGATTGGAGTAAGTGCTCTGGCAAGAACGACAAAAGCTCGCTTCTGACCGCGACCGTTTCCGCAACGATTCGAGGTGAGACAGAGCCTAGGGTTTTGACCATAAGCATGGCACAAGCGGGTGTTCGAAACTCTCCAAACTGGGAGCATGACCCGAAGCAACAATTGGCATATCTGTGCACAAAGCGGTGGGCGAGATTACATGCTCCCGATGTACTGCTTGGCGTTTACACCCCAGACGAGCTTGATCAGGGAACGCCAGCAGAGCGCGACATCACGCCGCGCGCCAATAGTGCGCCGGTCGCTGCCGCGCCGGCTACGCGAACGGCTCAGCTCAAGCAGCGTCTTGCGGCCAAGCCTGCGCCGGCCGCTCTGCCTGCCCCAAGCTTGGACGATGTCCTGCTCGCTATCAGCACGGCCGGCGGGCGGGCTCAGATGCAGGCCGCGAAGGAGATGGCCGGCCAGCTGGGAGAGCAGGACTACGCCGTCGCGGTGAAGCGCTATCAGCAGCGAGTCGATGAACTGCGCGCACAGGCCGCGCCGGCTGCAGCCGCAGGCGCTCCCGGTTTCGACTTGGACGGCTTCAAGACCCGGATCGGCAACTGCAAGGACGTAGACACGCTGGATTTGATGGCCGACGAGTTCAGCGGCATTGCCGACGGCGAGGCCTTCCAGCAGCTGAGCGACCTGTATCACGCGCGCCGGGCCGAGCTGTTGGGTGATTGACCCATGAGCCGCGTCATCTCAACGCGGCCGGCCAGCTCGCTCTATACGCCCGACCGGCTGCGCGATCTTCTATCGGACGCGGAAACCAACGCCCGCAACGGCAGCGACTGGGACCGCGACTTCATCGAAACCATGCAAGCCCGGCTGAAGCAGTACGGCATGGGCATGCACATCAGCAGTCTGCAGCGCCATCACTTAGAACGTATAGCCTCCTCAATCTGAAAGGATCACCCCATGCAAGACAACAAAGACTTCCGCGCGATGACCTCCGACACGATCGGCAAAGACCTGCTCAGCGCGCTGGTAGCTGAAGTGAAGCTGCTGCCGGATGTCTGGCAGAAGCTCAGCCAGGCCAAACAGGACGACGTGATCGAGCGTATGCGCAAGCGCGTCGAGTCGAACGTCAAAATGGCCATCCACCTGCTGAGCTCCGAGGGTCGCGTCACCGTGCCCGCCCATCTGGAGCAGTTCGTCAGCAAGGACGGCGTGAAGGTCCAGTTCAAGGTAAATCAGAACGCCGCCGGCATCGTGGATCTGATGCGCGCCACAGGCAAGACTTGCTTGCTGGTGGTGGCCAACGCCGACGAAAACCTCGGCGGCATGGACGAGATCGTCGGCGAACCGGACCAGCGCGCGATGGACCTCGGACACGAGTACCACGACAACGACGGCGGCGGCATGGACGACATCTTCGGCGGCGATGTAGTCGACGCGGAGTTCGTAGCCGACGCGCCGCAGTTGCCTGCGCCGGGCGATGAAACACCGACCGAGGAGCAACTCGACAAAGCCTTCGATGACGGCTACGACGCGGCGCTGGCCGGCAAGCCGGAGAGCGATTGCCCGATCATGACCGGCGCGCTGTGCATCGAATGGGTCAAGGGCTGGAAAGAGTTTCACAAGGAGCTGGCCGGCGGCGAGCAGGCGACGGTGGAAGCACCGGACGCCGAGGACAGCCAGGAACCCGATGCGCCGGCCGCCGCCACCACCCCGGCGGTGCGCTACCAGCATCCGGACGATTCTCGCCTGACTTGGACCGGTCGCGGCCGTAAGCCGGCTTGGGTTCAAGCCTGGCTGGACGCCGGCGGCACGCTGGAGCAGTTGGACGCCAATAGCAACGACGCAGACACTGCTGCTGCCGCGTAATCACCGAATCACACCTGGGCGCCCACGGCGCCCACTGAGGACCACAACATGACCATCATCGCTATCGCCATCCCGGCAGAGCCCCAAGAACTGGCCGGCCGCCTGGAGCGGCTGACAACCGCGCATCGCGCACTGAAGGCGCGGGCGACCACTCTTGAAGAGTGGAAAAATGATTTACAGAAGGATGTGGAGTGGAATGCAAAGCTCCGCCAGGCGCTGGAGCTGGAGGTGCGCCACCAGCAGCGCCAGCTGGCCGAGCAGGGCGTAGAGATCGAAGGCCTGCGCGCCGAAGCGGAGCGTGTCGAACTGCTGGAGCGCCAGCTCGAAGCGCGCGACCGCCGTGTCATCGAGTTGGAAGCCGCGCTGCATGTCGCGCTGCTGCCGACCGAGTCCCGCAGCAACGTGATCGATCTCGTACAGGCCGCGGCGTGATGTACCCGGACATCAAGAGCGCGCCCCGGATCGTGCCCGGCCTGGCCCATCTCTTCTATAAGCCTGAGCCGAAGAAGCGGCGGCCGGCAGGGGCGCGGTACTCGCTGGACCGAGTGGAGCACAGGGTCGAGGACATGCCCAGGGGCGAGTTCACGAGCGCGGACGTTGCCAAGTTGCTGTGTCTGAGCATCGAATCGGCGCGGCTGATCTGCACCGACGCCGTCAACGCCGGGCTGCTGCAGATCGTGCGGCGGGAGCGGCAGCTCAAGATTTACAGAAAGGTGAGCACATGACCGAAGACGACCTCGCGCAGTGGCGCCGGCTGAACCACGGCGCACCGATCAATCAGCCGCCCAAGTGGGCGGTTTGCTTTTGGAGCAAGCACAATGAAAACCACGGTTGCTTTCGAAATCGACACCGACCGGCTGCGAGACTTTACTGACACCCACTTGGCCGAGCTGTGGCACATCGCCCAAGCCAACCCGGTGGACATTGAGGACCGCGATGCAGGCGAGCTCGTCGAGTACATTGGCCGCGAGATCATCCGCCGCTTTCTGATGAACACCACGCCAGAACTCTGGGCCCATCAAGGGCGGCACTACTTCTGGAACAACCTCACCAAGCACTGCATCTGGTCCGATGAGGCTAATGCTTGGGTGCCCAAAGCGCAAAAGGAAGAGGCATGAACCCGCAACACCTGCACGAAACGCCCGACACCGGCGCGGCGATTGCCGCAGTTAACGAAGCCCACGCAAGTGGGCTTTTTAACGCCCGCGAGGAGCCCGCATGACCTTGCAGCCAGTTGCCGCCTTGTTTGTCCGCGCCGACAGCGTCTACAAGCAGATGGTCGGCGTGGATGCCTGGGATGCAGAGCGTGATGCCCGGGCCTGGCCGGGCGGCTGCCCGGTTGTCGCCCATCCCCCTTGCCGTGCCTGGGGCCGGTTGCGGCAGTTTGCAAAACCTCGCTCGGGTGAAAAGGAGTTGGCGCTTTTTGCTCTGCGGCAAATCCGCCAATTCGGTGGCGTGCTTGAGCATCCGGCGGAAAGCTCATTGTGGAATGAGGTGTTTCTACCAAAACCCGGTGAGTTTCAAGACGAGTTTGGCGGCTGGAGTATTGCAGTCGAGCAGTTCCACTGGGGGCATCGCGCTGAGAAAGCGACGTGGCTCTACATCGTTGGCTGCGCGCCGTGTGACTTGCCGCCCATCCCGTTCCGCCCGGGCCGCCCAACCCACTGCGTCCGTCCCACGAAGTCTTACCCTCGGCTGCCATCCATAACCAAGGCCGAGCGCGAGCATACGCCGCCGGCGTTTGCTGAGTGGCTCGTCCAGGTCGCAAAGCTCTGCGCAAAGCAGAACGAAAGGGCCGCCGCATGACCGGCTGCTGGATACACACCGGCTATCGAGATGGCCGGATTGTTCTTCGATGGGTCGCTCACGCGGCCCTTACTTATTGGGAGTGAGCATGACCTGCAACTGCACCACTGAATTCACCGCCAAAATGGCCGAGCGTGCGACGAAGCAACTTGGTGTGCCAGCCAAAGCTGAATACCAGAACGCTACACAGCTGATCACAAAGAACTTGGACCTGATCAGCCGGCATTTCGTCACCTTCAAGATCACCGCGGACAAGCCTGGCTACCGCAAAGGCAAGGACACCACGTTCGCGATTAATTTCTGCCCGTTCTGCGGCACCAAAGTCGAGGACTGACCATGTCATCCACCAAAGAACGCCCGATTTTATTCAGTGGCGACATGGTTCGCGCGCTGCTGGCCGGCACCAAGACCCAGACGCGGCGGATCATCAAGCCGCAACCCGACGTGACTGAAGAGCGACTGCGCGAGCTGGGCGCATGGATCGACGGCTTTACGCTGAGCCAGCAAGTGGACGGAGCGTGGCAACACGGGTTCATCGACACTGAATGCCCCTACGGCCAGCCCGGCGACCGGCTGTGGGTGCGGGAGACGTGGGGCGTCATCAGCCACTCGTGGGACAGGCACGGCAATAGGGTTAAGTGGACCCCAAACCGGCCGGCCACGGCAATCAGCGAGATGCCATTCGGCAATGGCTACTACTCCGGCCACGTCATCTATGCCGCTGATGGCCCGAATGAATGGTCAGACGACGACGATGGTGGCGGCGAGCCCCGTTCGCTGTGGCATCCATCGATCCACATGCCGCGGGCTGCCTGCCGCTTGGTTCTGGAGATAACCGACGTCCGTGTTGAGCGGTTGCAGGACATCAGCGAGGCAGATGCTGTGGCAGAGGGCGGCCCGGTAGATCACCCCAACGGTACTGCCCGTGGGTGGTTCGAGCAGTTATGGGAGAAGCTCTACGGCGCCGGCAGCTGGGATGCGAACCCGTATGTGTGGCGAATTTCGTTCAAGAAAGTGGAGGCGTGAGGATGCACACACCGGAACCGTGGCGCGTGGGCGAAACCTACGACAACGATGGCCACTTGGAAACCATCATCTCGGCAATGGGTGGCCGAGCATCCGTCGCTATTGCGTTGGACTTCGGTGCCAACAATCCCGAAATGAGGAACGCGAACTGCCGTCGCATCGTGGCATGCGTCAATGCACTGAAAGGCGTCTCGACTGAAGCGCTGGAAGACGGCGGCCAGATTCGCCTTGCCGTTGATAAGCAGGTAGCAAAGAAGCTGGCAGAGCATTCTCAACTACTCGCCGCGCTCGAAAACTTGCTGGCCACCGTAAAAGGGCAAAAGCCGGGGGCGTTTGCCGATGCCGAACGCCAAGCACTGGCCGCAATTACTGCGGCAAAACCCGAGTAAGGAGGCGTGACAATGCAACAGAACCTGATCGACGCCGCGCGCGCGGTGGGCACCAAGCCGGTGACGGGGCGTTATTTCTTGTGCCTGTGCAGTAAGTGCGGCTGGCTGGGCAGTTCCGAAGAAACCAGACTGGTTGAAGACCCAATCTTCGGCGACGGCGAATACTTCTGCGCGGTATGTGGCGCGAGTGAGCCGGACGAGGTTGACGCCGCCGAGGCATTCAACGCCATCCTCGCCGGCACTGCCAGCCGGCACCCAGACGATGTTGCCGTCGACCGTTTCGCCTTGGCGATGAAGGCCAAGCTCGCAGACGCGCGGACCAAGGGCCGCACCGGCTGGGACGACCCGGCGCGATGCTCTGTCGAGTACCTGGCGCAGCTGCTCGTCGGCCATCTGACCAAGACCAACGCTGGCAACTTCGAGGACGTGGCCAACCTGGCGATGATGCTGCACCAGCGCGGCGCCGATCCTTCGGTGCTAGCTGAGGCTGCCCGAGAGAAGCCGTCCCCCGAACCGGTGGCGCATGTGAAGCGCTGGACGAACTGCTCGATTATCGACTCGACCGGCTGCAAAACCTACTGGGAAGACCTTCCAGACGGCGCCGCACTCTATACCGAGCCGCCAGTTCCTGCATGGAAGTCATACAAGCAGGGAACGCCGGATTTTGTTTACGGCTGGAATTCATGCCGAGGCGCAATGCTGGCCGGCAAGGAGAAGCAACATGACTGAACTGGAAAAGCAGATGCTTGCCGTGCTGAAGGAATGCGACGAAGCCATGGCGTACATGAGCGAGTACGACATCCCGCTGACGCTGCCTGATCGTGTGAAAGAGGCCATCGCAGCCGCCGAGGCCGCGCAGGCGGCGGCCGTGCCGGAGGGGTTTGTTCTGGTACAGCGTAGCCCCGGCAAGGCCGTGTGCCTTGATGGTGGCCGGTTTCACGGCTGGCTGATGTACCGGCACCCTGATGGGCAATTTGTCTCAGAACGGAAGTTGCAGCCGTGGGAGGTCAAGGAGGCCGCCACGCGCCTGGCGGCCAAGGCGAAAGGGGGCGAGGTATGAAGCTATCTATCGAACGGCGCGCGGTCGCCGCGGTGAAAGCCATGGCCGTCACCCGCGTAGATGTGGAGCGGCTGACGAAGGCAATCGGCGCCGAGTTGGCGAAGTGCCCGGGGGTGAAAGGTGGGCTTGTGTTCGTGCATGAACCAGGCCGGACGCCGTTTCAGATTGACCCGGAAGATATCACCCACCTGAAGCTGGCATACACGCCGGAAGTGCGCGATTCCGAGTTTGGCGGCCACGACTACATGGACGACGACGAAATCGATTACTACCTGAGCGAAGAGTGCCAGCACTGCTTGAGCGCGCACGGACTGGTACGGCAGCGCCGCATTGCCAGGCAGAAGCATGGCCGAGCCAAGGCAGCCGTCACCAAGCTGGGCCGCGAGCTGATGAAAGGGGGCGAGTGATGGCTTACGAGCACTGCACCGGCTTGGAGGGAATCCCGCTATATCCGAATTACGGCCACGCGCCGCACGTCCACGCCAAGCCAGTGGGCGGCACCGTCTTCATCGGCGAGCCGCCGGCCAACTTCATCCCGGATCCGGAGGCGCCGGGCCTGGGGACTTGGTATTGCCCAGCCTGCAAGGAAGGCATGCCGAATGCTGATCTGGACGCTCATCAGCTCATGGCTGAGCTTGGGCCAGCAAGCGAAACCATCAACGCATGGCCGGAGTGGAAGCAAGCACTCGTTGCCAGCCGAAGCGGAGGTAAACCCGAATGAAAACAGAATGCAGCAAGTGCCAGGCGGCAATGCAGCCACCGAAGCCGCCGCCGGCAAGCGAGAGCCCATGGCCTGGCCATACCGCTGTTTTTGTGGTCACCGGCTACAACTGCATGGCCTGCGGCCACTTTAACGACCTGAAGCGTCGGCGCGGGTTCGCTGCGTGGCGCGAGAAGCAAATGGAGGCCTCCCGCCCATGAACCCAGTTATCTTGCAGCCGGCCGTCATGGTCAATGGCGTGCAGTGGAAGCTGTTTGGCGTCGAGTTCGGGACGGCTGACGGTAAATTCGTCACCTGGATTTACGCCGTTGACCACGGCCACGCCGCGCTGATTCTGGACGAGATGAAGGCCACGGCGAAAATTTTAGGCGAATTCGGCGGCGCGATTAACGCGGGCTGACGAGAAAGGATAGCAATGATCACCAAGGAACAACTGGCTACCGAGGCCACCAGCGGCAGAGCTTTCGCTGTGGTGGATGACATCGTCCACGACCCGGACAGGCATTTCGAGGAACTGCAATGGCTCGCGCTGACCATGGCCAGCCACATCGACGCCCAGGCCGCGCGCATCGCTGAGCTGGAGCAGGACGCGGCGCGGTATCGGTGGCTGACTCAAGATGCATACATCGGTGAGTGCTTTACAGAACGAGGCACCGTGCTTGAAATCTGCGGGACAGATAGAGAAATTCCCGTATATCACGAGCGCTCGACTGATAGGGATGAAGTAGACGCGGCCATCGACGCCGCGATGATGATCCAGGGCTGCTCCAGTGGCTGACCAGCAAGCGCCCATCTACCGCTACATCCAGCGGCAAGACGGTGCGGTGATCTACCTCGGCCCGGAGCGGCCGGAGCCTGCACCTGGTACGAGCTGCACCAGGATGGAGTGGCTGCCGGACAAAACGGCGGAGTGGGGCGGGGAGTGGTCACCGCCAGAATTCGTATTTTGAGGGCTGCCCGAGGGTGGCCCTTCTTCATTTTTATATAGATAAGGAATTGCAATGAATACCAACCTGAAACGCACCATCCGCCGCGACGAACTGCGCAAGATGGTCCCGCTGGCCGACTCGACTATCTACGAGATGGAGCGCCGCGGAGAGTTCCCGAAGCGCTTCCCCCTTACCGCGCGCTGCGTGGTCTGGGATTATGACGAGGTGGTGGCCTGGATTCAGGCGCGCAAAGAGGCCGTCAACGACGCAGAAAAGGTTCATGGGCCGGATGTCCATCAGCGCAAGACTCGGCCCACCAAGAAGGCCGCATGAGCCTACATCGTGGGCGGCAGAAGCGAAGGCTTGTAGGGCTTGCATGCGATCCAGCCGTCCACCATGCTTGCCCACTCCTGCAGCATGTGCTGCCGCTGCACCGAGTATTCCGCCTTGTTGTACACCGCGCGCACGCCTTTCTGCTCGTGCGCCAGACACTTCTCGATCCAATCGCTATTGAATCCCGCCTCATGGAGGAGCGACGAGCCAGTCCGCCGCAGGTCGTGGACAGAAAACGGCTCCAGCGCCAGGCCCTGCGCCTGCGCCCGCTCCACCGTCACATCAATGACCCGGTTCAGGGTCGAATTCGACATTCCCTTATCCCCTTCATAGCGCGACGGCAGAATGAACTTCGAGCCGCCGGCGCACGTCTTGAGCGCCACCATGATGTCGAAGGCCTGCTGGGCCAGGTAGACGTTATGCGGCCGGCGCGCCTTCATCCTGCCCGCCGGGATGGTCCACACCGCATCTGTAAAATTCACCTCGTCCCAAGTCGCATTGAGCAGCTCGCTCTTGCGCACCATCGTGAGCAGTACCAGCTTGAGCGCCAGGCGGATAGTCGGCAGCGTGCTGACGTTCTCCAACTGTGCGAAGAAGATCTGGATCTCGTCCGGAGATAGTGCGCGATCCTTTGGCTTGAATGTTGCGATCGACGACGCGCTGACGGTATCGGCCGGGTTCACAACTTTCTGCCCCTTCCCGATGGCCCAGCGGTAAATCTGCTGGACGATCTCGCGTGCGTGTACTGCCGTCGCCGGCGCGCCACGCTCCTTTATCTTGTCGCACAGGTCGCGCAGGTCTTCGTCGCTGATCTCGCTGAGCTTCCGATTCTTGAAGGTGGGCAAGATATCGCGGTTCAGGATGCTCTCGCGCATGGCCTTGGTGCTCTCGGCCATACCGTAATCCTCCAGCCAAGCGACAGTAAATTCGGCAAACGTCTTGGCGGCCCTCTCCTGCTTTTTACCGCGCTGCTTTTCTTTGGCGGGTGACTTGCCTGCGGAGATGTCTTTCTTGGCCTCGATCAGGGCCTCGCGCGCTCCGGCCAGGGTGATGCCTGCCGGCCCATAGCGGCCAATCGTAAGCGTTTCACGGCGCCCGTTCAGTCGGTAGTCGTAGCGGAATGTAATTGTGCCGGCGGGGGACACGGCCACATAGAGGCCGTCGCGGTCGGCGACCTTATACAGCTTGTCCTGTGGCTTGAGATTCTTCAGCTTTGTATCTGTCAGCAC